AGCTAGCACATAGGGGCGGAGTGGTTAATAACTTCGCGGTAACTAGTGGGGGTGTAAAATGTCGTCGCCGACAGCTCATAAGGGCCCAGCCCACTAGCCAACTCGGTTGAACCGTACCATGTGCCCTGGAGAGGAACTGCTCAATGGAATTTTAAATGGCGACACCCAAACTTTTTCACCGCAAAGACGCAATATGGCAGACAACAAAAGGCAAAGACGCGGAAACAACAACAGCCAGAAACCTGGAAAATGCCCGAAAGGGGACGCACTGCAAGTTAATCTTGGTGCGTTAGGACAAGGCTCTGCGAAGAAAAAGTTTAACAAGAAATTTGTTGACTCTGAGTTGGAATTGAACAGGAGATGCAAGGTTGATGCTGATAATGAAGCCTTGGGATTGATCTTGGTTCCGGACGAGGAGGGGGAAGCGGACGTACAGTTAAAGTACGGACAGCTTAGCGCTCACAACTGTGTCAAGACTTTCAAGATGAGGGTTGGTAAGAAAGGTTCTGAACCGATCGAATTCCTGGAGGGAACACAGTTATTGGACCAAATTGCTGCGCCTGATGCTAAGGAGGGTGTAAAGAAAGGTCGTGTTGATTGGCTCATTGGAAAATTGACAACTAACGGACTTTTCTCACAGCATTTTGGACCTGGTGTCATGCCACCGGTTTTAGTCGACTACGAAGGTCGCAATCATGGATTTGCAACGTACGTCAATACTCCTAGGAAGCCGAAGATCCCAGTTCCGGATTTTCCGCCACTAGCGAGTCTGAAGGCGTCGATCACCCAAGAAGCAATGAAGTGGTTCGATCAAGTGGGAATGGTAGACGGTACCTTTATGGAGGACGTTGATAAACTATACCCGGGACCCAGGGAGTTCTTCGAAACTGGACGTTGGACAGTTGGCGAGGTTAGGGAGGATGTGGAATTGATATGGCATGTCAATTTTACCAGGTTGGCTATGTGTCTCCTAGGCATGTTGGTAATTTTCAGTTTTTACCAACATTCGAGCACATTTGTTATTTACGGTTTAGGCGAGTCCTACATTTGTGTTGATGAGCATAAATGTGATGAGCTTTATTTTGAAAATCTTGAAAGATTCAGTTTTGACTTTAAACTTCAAATCGATGAAGGGTGTGTTGCACGTCATGATGCTACATATGAGAGAATTAATTCTACTCTAGACGAACACTACACTAAGATTCGACAAGAAGTCCAGATCCAGGTCAAATACTGTTTGTTAATCACACCTAAGTACCGGTGGTCCGCATGCTACGATTTATATGATGCTGTAGAAGACGCGCGAACATTGGATTTGGTTAAGTTGGGAAGGTTGTACTCTGAATCATTGGAAGAGTGTACAGTCTTGTCAGATGGTCAGGAATTCAGAATGAGCGAGGTCAAGCGATCAAATTTCGAATGGATAGTAGTTTTAGAGGTTTTGCTGTTGTTCTGCAGTTACTTCTTTTGCTATGTGCTTACAGATGCTGAGGACATGTTACTTGACACAAAGGCCTCTTTCGGCGACAGGACTAAAGCTCGTAATGTAACCATTACAGTCCTAAAATACATACATGCGACGAAAGGTGTACGTCACACATCACATTCCTCTGGTGATGTAAAGAGCAAGCAGATCCTTGCTAAAGTGAGAGTAGAAAGTCATGTGGACTACTCTCTCTGGAACTGGTCCAGCTTCCATCCAGTTTACACGCTCCTGTTGAGTTTACCGCTACCATACTCAACACGACGTTTCTTAATGGGAAGACTCAGAAAATCGCGTCCACATGCAAAGTTAGACTTAGACACCCATGTGTTCTTGGTCGACTTGGGTCTAGTGTGCCAATTGCTAGATCAGCGCGTGTTGGTGCCCAACATGGATAGGTCCGCTCAAAGGCTTAGAATCCAATGCAAGGCTGCATCAATGACCACACACCAAATTTTCAGTGGTGACGTATTAGGTGAGAAAGATTTGTTCACAAATAGTGTCTTTCTTGCTGAACAGCTGGCACGCAAGTGTCCAGGATCTGCTCCACTGGATTTTTGAAGCGGCAACAGCTGGTTACCGTATGCTATGGTATAGACTTTACCGAAGTGAAGGACGGGTTTGAAGATGGGATCAAACCGTCAGCAGTTATCAAGGTGAATAATTTTGTTGAACCACCCGTGAAGCCGGTGGCAACAAATTATGGGTTCGGGCCTGTGATGATTGCTCTTCCAATGGTGAAAGAGAGCCGTGACAATAAGGTAGCTGGATGTTGCCGGAGAGTACTGCGCGCAGTACCAAAGGCAGACAAGAGCTTGTATTTAGAACTCCAAGCTTTTGTTGGTGAATTTGTTCAAGAGTTCTTCGAACCAATCTTGCCGGATGAAGATGTGAGCTTCGAAACTTGGATTCAGACAACCAAGTACCCCGAAGGCCGCAGGCAGGAATTGAGAGTGATCCACGGTAAATTACTGGAAAATTGTTGGGAAGACACCAAGATTCTAGTGTGTAAGTGTTTTCAGAAATGGGAGCATTACATAGATTGGAAGCACTCAAGGGGTATAATGAGCAGGACCGATGAAGCTAAGGTTTTATTGGCACCAATTTTCAAAATTATTGAGATGCAAGTGTTCAAGCTACCTTACTTCATCAAGAAGATACCTGTTGCTGAAAGACCAGACTATATCATGAAAATGATTAGCGGGCTATGTCGTGTTGGAACAAATGACTTTACTGCTTTCGAATCACTCTTCACTAAGGAGTTGATGCTCACTATTGAAATGCAGTTGTATAGACATATGGGTCAGCACTTCCCAAAATGGCTCGATCTAGTGGACAGATGTCTTCTAGGGCACAATGTAATGCAATTCAAGCAGTTCACTGCTTATGTTGAGTCTTGCAGAATGTCAGGGGAGATGTGTACATCGCTGGGTAATGGTTTCAGTAACCTCATGATCTTACTGTTCATATGTCACAAGTCAGGAATTGACTGGAGGAACGTCAAATGCGTCATTGAAGGTGACGACTCGCTTTTTGAGATTCACGAAGGTTTCGATGAGGAACTTTACGTCAAGTTGGGTCTTAGAGCAAAGTTGGAAACCTTTGATGAAGTGTCAGAAGCTAGCTTCTGTGGTATTGTGTTTGATGTAGAGGACAGGATCAATCTGACAGACCCACGCAAGGTTTTAGCCTCCGTGGGGTGGGGCCCGATGAAATATCACAAAGCACGTAAAAACTTGAAGCTTGGTTTGTTGCGTGCCAAAGCTCTTTCTTTTGCTCATCAGTATCCAGGGTGTCCTATCGTGGATGTCTTAAGTCATCGCCTGTTGTATTTAACTAGGTCTAAACAGGCACGTGTTGACAGTAAGGACTGGTACAAAAATTCCAACGTACCAACTGATCAGGAGCTTATACGTGATATAGTAAGAAGGGGTGCAACACCCACACCATTAAGATCAAGGCTCTTAGTGGAGAAGCTTTACGGCATTGCTGTTGAAGAACAGGTAAGGCTGGAGAACATGATCAACGAATGGGAGATTGATGGTAACTGTGATTCGTTACTACTCACATCAATTGTACCACAGAGTTGGTGCCAATACGCAGATAAGTATGTGTGGCAGGTCGATGATGACGGGTCCATTCCGTGTCTACACGACCCTGGTGATGTTTTCGGTCATGCAGTGTTTCTGAAGGCAATGTACGCCAAAATGGCAGTTGCAAAACCTCCCAATTGAAGCAGAAAGGGCTTCATCCTTACTCTCCCCTAACTGAGTAAGGACTTTGGGACA